AGATTGCATTGAAACAGCTGCAGCTATGTACCGTCGACTAGGCCGCGATGGGGATATTAGCTCAACAACTTTAGGTGCTGGTTCCCTGTCCTACCGGGAGAAACATGCGATTCCTGTGACTGCGCGTCAATTGCTCGCACCCTACCGTAATCGCGGGGGCTGGTCATAATGGATTTTAGTCTCTTTCGTCAAATATTCCATGTAGCTACCCTCACATCCACTGATGCACGTGGGGATGAAGTCCATGCCACTCCGGCAGCTTGGCTGTGTCGCTATGAGCCAAGTTCACGCCTTTTTAAGGATGTAAACGGCTTTCAGCAAGTAGCGTCTGGAGTTATTTACACATTAGCCCCAGTAACTCAGGGTGACCTTATCTGGCCCCCAGGCGCTGACAAAAACAATACTAATGAGTCTTTTAGGCCACTCCGGATTGACAAACATTACGACCTAGATTCAGGTCAAATAGAGTTTTACGCAGTATCTTTTTAGTCTTTTTAGTCTTTTGATGAAGTTTTAGCATTTTTAGGAAGTTTTAGGAAGTTTTAATAACCCTACGCCCTCATTGTAGGAAGGAAGAAGGAAGAAAAAATTATGGCACTATCATTCACAACCACAATTCGTAACGCAATGCTTGATGCAATCACTACTGCGGTAGGTTCGTCAGGTTTCATCGACATTTACTCAGGGACTGTCCCTGCCAACGTAGGTACTGCTCTTTCAGGCAATACACTACTTGCTCACCTTGCTTGTTCAGCGACCTTTGCGGCTGGTGCTTCAGGTGGTGTTTTGACCTTAAACGCAATCACCCAAGACAGTTCTGCTGATGCTACTGGTACTGCAACTTTCTTCCGGGTTACAACCTCAGGTGGAACGGCTGTATTCCAAGGAACCGTCTCTACCTCTGGGGCTGACCTTAATATGAATACCGTCTCAATTGTGGCGGGCGGTCCCGTTGCATGCACGGGTTTTTCAATTACTGCGCCTAACGCGTAAGTCTGGAGGCTAACCATGGCTCTAGCAAATGACAGCGTGGCGGTAACGCCAGGAAGCGGCACTTCCATAGCCACTCACCTAGTTGGCTCCGTAGAGACACAAGTTGTAATGCTGTCTCATTCAGATGGGCAATTGGTAGGTTCACCTAATATTTATTGCCTAAACATCCCTGAACAGGTGCACGTAAACACAGCCAACACCGTACATTGGGACCTTTTCAACGCTGATGCTTCGCTATTGGTCAGAGTGCTATCAATCCGCCAGATTCCCAGCACCACCACGGCCGTAACCGGCGTGGCGTTTGCTTGGAGCTTAGACAGGACCACTGCTGTAGGCACTGGTGGCTCAACACTTACTGCATGGCTTCCAGATACCAGCCAGACAGCCCTAGATGCCGATATTACCGCCCGTAGTAAGCCTACTGGTGGAGCAACTCAGGGAACTGTACTTCGTAACTACTCAATCCATTCAGAAGAAACCAACACTGGCAACTATGTAGCAATGTCCCAAAGCGGGGTGGAATTAGTCCCTGCACATCTACAGGCTGAGAATAGAGGAATACTTTTAAGACAAAATCAAGGGCTACGCTGTACCCAAATTACCCAAAGCGCTGCTGGCAACACCGGTTGGATGATTCTCTTTTCTGTTCAATAACTTCTAAGGAGTAAACTATGTCATTACTCCTACTCCTGCCCAACGCCACAGCGGCTTCACCAGAGGCTGTAGGGGCAGCAACACTCCAACCTTTCACCACCCAGGCGCTTGGGTATCATCTTCATCCAGCTGGCGTAGGAAGTACTGTAGGTGCAGTTCAATTCAATGCCGCTGCTGATGCTTTGCGCCATGATGACGCACAGGAACCGGCCAGCCCCAGTAGCTATACGCTGACATTCTGGGTTAGACCCCAAACAGGTGCTGGTGATCCTAGTATTTGGTATGACGCAGATTCGTCTGGTACTGACCTTATGGTTGGTGCCAATTCAGGCGTTGCCAGCATTATCAACGGTAACGGTTTCGCAACAATTGCCACAGTTGGTAGCACACTCTCCAACAACACGTGGTATTTCGTAGCTTTAAGAATCAGTGTCACCACTGCCACAATCTCACTAGGTACTGAGTCTACCTCAGTTAGCCACGCTTCAGGGACTTGCCCTGCCCAAGGTGCCAACTATCGAGCTTGGTTTGGTGGTACTGCATCCAGCTATTACCCAACTGCTGACATGTGTCTCATTCGTCAGTGGGATGGTGTCTTGTCCGATGCCCAGATTGAAGCTGAACGAACATCAGCTACTCCTGTAGTAACTTCTGGGTTATTCGGTGATTGGCGGCTAGCTTCAGATGCCACAAAGCTCACAAATAGCTCTACTGGTGGCAATTTAGTTGCAGCTGGCGCTGGTCCATGGGCTGATGTTACAGGTCCTAGTGTAGGTGCGGCAATTACTGAAGCCGTTGGACAAGTTACGCTTTCAGCCTTTACTTCAAGCGCCACAGGCACCTTTACATCGGCTGGCGTAACTGGCTCTGCTGCTATAACCCTAGGCGCTTTCTCTTCAACTGCTACCGGTACGGCTGGAAGTGTTGATGTTACTGGCTCTGCATCGGTCAATTTGGCGTCTTTCACATCGACTGCTACCGCCAATAGGGGCAATACTAGCTCTGCATCAACTACTCTTTCAGCCTTTACATCAACCGCCACAGCCATTGCCACAAACTCAGGTCCACTAGACTGGACTGGGTTGATGCCTCTTATTTCCAGAGGTAAGCCAATATACGGCACTGGCACGCCTGCCCAGATGAACGATGGCTACTACGGCTATGTAGATGGTACTGCTGAAGGTGCTTGGAGTTGTACTGCTGGGTCATGGGTAGCTATCAATGTAGGTGCTGGCGCTTCACAGGTCCTAGTAGGAATCAGCAACGACAATGCTGGTGGTGGGAGTTATTTAAGCTCAGTAATTCAAGCATACCGTTTACAAGTTTCCAATGACTCCACTAACGGTTCAAACGGTAACTGGACCACTGTAGTTACAGTTACAGGTAACCCAGCATACGCCAGAGAACATAAGTTCAATTTCGCCGGGTATTCATGGGTAAAACTCTTAGTTGATACCTGCAGTGGTGGGCAATTAGACGAATTGAATATCTGGGATGCCTCTTATGGCACTCCTGACACCTTTGCGTTTCTAGGTGATTCAATCACAGATGGAGCCTTAAGACGTCACTTCTACTTTGGTGGCGGTCTACTACCTAGCTTCCAAGAGAATGTCCTAGAAAACCAACCTGGACACTATCCATTACAGCTAAATGTCGGCGTTACCGGTCAAGGGGCTAGTTACTGGGCCACAAATATAGCCAGCGCCTTAAGTCTCTACCCTGACGTCAAGCATTGGTGCATTAACCTAGGAATGAATGATGGGGCAAGTATGCCTAGTCAACTTTCCCAGTGGCGTACCGACATGACTACGGTAGTCAATGCAATAGTTGCGGCTGGCCGTATCCCGATTATTGCCAGAACTACCTATACCGGCTCTGCTGGATATGGTGGCGGGAACTATGACACATGTCAGTTACGGTATTTGAATGACAATGGCGTTGATTGGGTAGTCAGTAACTTAGGTGTCCGTGCTGGCCCTGACTTATTCGCGCTATTCTACGCAAATGCCTCTACTTATGCTGTAACATCCGACCCACATCCCAATGAAGCGGGTTACAAGGCCTGGACCAATGCTTGGGCAGATAATTTAGGCATTGCTGATGCTAACTACCGTCATGGCTTTGCGGAAGTAACACTATCAGCCTTTACTTCAAGTGCTACAGGTACTGCTGAAGCCCCGGCCATCACCAGTTCTGCCGCTGTAACCCTTGGTGCCTTTACTTCAACCGCTACTGCCAATGTAGGAGCAACTACTTCTGCAACGGCTTCAATGGCGGCCTTTACTTCAACCTCAACCGCTACTGCCAATGTAGGCGCAAGTTGCACCTCAACAGCTTCCTTAGGTGCATTTACATCAACTGCTACAGGTATTGCTGGCACGTTCACAGTAACTGGCTCTGCAAGCGTTCTACTGGAGACATTTACCTCCACAGCTTCAGCCAATGCCGGGGCTAGCGGCTCTGCATCAACCACTCTAGGCGCTTTCTCTTCAACTGCTACAGGGACTGCTACGTCATCTACTGCTGCTGGCAGTGCGGCTGTGGCTCTGTCGGCCTTCATGGCGAGTGCTTCAGCTGTGGTTGGTAGTTCTGGTTCTGGGGCGGTTGCCTTATCGCCATTTACAGTAAGCGCTACAGCCATATTTGCAGACATTGACTCAGTTTTTGGACTGGGTGCGTCAACCCTTTCCCCATTCACCACCCAGGGCTGGATAGCCGCAACATCGGTAATTTCATTTATGAGAGACGTAGAACTAGACATCGCAACCATTCTTGGAGCCCAAACCAGCGTTACGTTGGGGCATGACTTATTTGCAGGACCTGTACCTGTCTCCCCACCGGATAGATATGTTGTTGTCAGATTCACAACTGGTGAACGTGACGGGGTTATTGGTGAGGCTGAAGGTGGTGACGTTACCTACCGAAATACAGTCCAGGTGCTAATTCGTGGCGAACGCAACCGATACAGCGACACACTGACCTTAGCCAAAACGCTCTTTACTGCGCTTACACACCCAAATCAGGACGTATACCTCTACTGTGCCCCAAGTAGTGCGGCTCCAGCCTATATCGGCCCAGATGAGAATGGTCGCCACAGGTTCAGTTTTGATGTTGAGTGCGAATATTCAGCCACCATCGGGGAAGGTGCAATCGTAGCTATGTCCCCTACCGGCAATCTTGACCTAAATGGAGTTATTCTACGCTCACCCAATGGGACTAGATATCGGGTTTCTGTCGGAAATGGTGGGTCACTTACGACCACACAGGAGTCTTAGGAGTCTTAATTGCCATGCCCACTCGCGTAAAGATTACAGGAGATAAGGAGTTTTTGGCTCAAATCCAAAGAGCATCCAAGGAAATCCTAGATGCTTGCCAGAAAGATGCTGAAAACGCAGCAAAACAAGCCCTAGCCGCCTCTCAGGCACACGTTCCAGTCAATACCGGTCAATTAAAAGCATCAGGCTATGTGGACCCAGTACATAGGCACGATACGGCCGTATCTTGTTCTTGTGGATATGACCACGAATGGGCAGCCCACATCCATGAAGGATTCACCTATGGAATCCGTGGCCCAGCACCCAAGTTCCTGACCAAAGGGGCAAACTTCGTAAGGCGTTCTTTCGTTAATGCCGTAACCGAAACCATAAATGGTGTTTTGGCGCGCCTATTCGGAAGATAAGACAATAAAACACACAAAAACACCAAATATTCCAAAGATACGCCTACATAGCAGATAATAGCAGATAAGCCTGAAGTGTTCGCCCTCATATCTCCTAGAGATACCCAATTGGTATCCGGAACCTCTAACGGAGATATAAAATGGCTAAAATCCATGGCGCATCAGCAGGCATGATATTTATTACCGCGACAGACATCGCTAGCACTGACAGTGATAAGCTCAGTGTCAAAGAATTCTCAATTGAAAAGACTATCTCCGGTGCTGAGGTAGAAGAAATAGGCACTGTCCTTAAATACAGTGTTGCAGGGCATACCAGCATTTCAGTCAGCTGCTCAGGCGAAACCGATACAGCCAACACAGTACTGGCGTTAGTTCGAAATGCGTCCCTTTCTGGCGCTACCATTTACGTAACAGTACTTTGGGACCCAGCGGCTTCTGCTAACAGCAAAGGCGCGAGATATGACATGTTTGTTGAGTCATTCTCAGAGAAAGGCACTTCAGGCGGTTTAACTAGCTTTGACGCTAAGTTTGCACTGGCTGGACCTTCATTTACTGCTGTCTAAGCTGTCTAAACAAAGGTAGACAGCCATGACTAATATCAAAAGTAAGCTGCTTACTAAGCAGCGTAAAGTCGCGCGTTCAGTTGAGCTTGAATTCGATGGCGGCAAAATCAGCGTTGATATCGTAAAGCCAACCGTTGGGGATAGAATGAAGGCTGTTCAACGTGCCCAGGAAGATGGGCTTTTGAACTCAGATAACCAGCCCTCCACCCCAGTAGCTGCATTGCAATTCGTTTCAAGGCTAATTGTGTTGCTCGTTCGGGTTGATGGACAGCCTTTATTTGCCAACGAAGATGAAGAAGCCATTCTAGACGCGCCATTCTTTGAAGAACTGGCTAAGCATGTCCAAGAATGCTTCACCCCTAGCGAGGAATCAATAGAGGGAAAATGAATAGCGATCCACAGATAAGGCTCCGCCTGTCGGTCGCTATGAAGCTGGGAATCAGTCCTAACACTGTCGACGAAATGGACTTTGAAGACGTTTTGGGAATTCTCCAGCTTTGCAAGGAAGAAGCTGAAGCAATGAATGCATCTAGCGCTAGCCGGGGCAGCAAGTCTGGTGGGAATGGGAATGGGAATGGGAAGATTGTAACCAAATTTAGGGGTGTTTAGTCATGGCATTTACACCAGAAGAGCGAAAGGCACGTGCAAAGGCGAGAAGCGCCGCGTGGTATCTCGCAAACAGAGACAGATGCCGGGAGTTGAATAAGGCCCGAAGATTGGCGCTTAAAGAGCAAATTGCAGCAGAGAAGCGCAAATACTACCTCGCCAATAAGGAAAGAATTCTTGCCAGACAAAAGGCACGAAGCAAGGACCCTGAAGTTAAGGCCCGCATCAAAGAGTATGTGCGCTCGGTCAGCCCCCTAAGAGCCACAGAGAAGCGGCAGCGCCACCAAGCCGACCCACGTAAACGCATACTCCTTAGTGCCCGCAAGCGCCATGCCAAGCGATTCAGCGGGGACTGCAATTTAACTATTGACGATATTGTCATTCCTGATGTCTGTCCGGTTTTGGGTCTTCCTTTGACCGTGGTCGGGTACAAACGTTCTCCGAACTCACCAACACTTGACCGAATCGACAACAGCAAGGGCTATGTCCGGGGCAACATTCGCGTCATTTCATGGCGAGCTAATAATCTAAAGAGTGATGCGACTCTAGGTGAAGCTTTGGCCATCTATGAGTACATGTTGAACGAACTCCAAACAACAATAACTGACTTGCAGTCAAAGGCGGCTCCATGAGCACCGGGAAAAGGGCTTCCAGTGTTTTCGCGGTTTTCGGTATAGACACCAGTGCGGCCGTTGATGGCTTGGCAAAGTTAGCGAAGTCCACCGAAAAGACCCTAAAACAAATAGAAGCGACTGGAAATAAGCTTGGTGGTATCGGTATGGCTATTGCCGGTAGTATCGGTGCCGCTGTGGCCGTAGGTGCCCAACACAATGACAAACTTAAGGCGAGTGTTGACTCAATCCAGGACTCGTTTGCACGGGCTGCTACGTCAATCGCTACCGCCTTTCAGCCCACCATTGACGCCATTGCCGAGAAAGTACAGGGGCTGGCCCAGTGGCTTGATGGACTTGACCCAGGATTAAAGGAAACAATCGCTAATGTAGCTGCATTTGCGGCTGGTGGATTGATGCTTGTCGGGATGATTGGCAAGTTGGCCGGTGGCTTGGGAAGCATAATAAGTCTTGCAAGGACACTAGCCCCCATCTTTGCCGGTATTGGAGTCCCTCTGCTGGCTATAATTGCTATCATAGGTGGCGTTGTAGCTGTCGGTCTTGTCTTACATCGGGCATGGCGTAAGAACTGGGGCGGTATTCAGGAAATTACAGGTGGTGTAGTTAACAAGATTTCTGAGTGGTTCCAGGGCTTCAAGAACTTCATGCTGGATATTTGGAAGGCCCTGATGGATGCCGCTGGGCGTTGGGTTAACAACGTCCTGGATGGTGTTGACACACTCCAGAAGGTCCTGAAGAAATTTGGCTACACAGGCCCACTCATTGACACAGAAGCAATGCGTGAGGGATTCAAAGGTTTAATTGATGACCTTAAGTCAGGCAAAGCCTTTACAGCAGCAGTAGATTTCGCCAAGGACGTAGGTGGAAGCATAGCCGATGCCACAATGGAGGAAATCAAGCTTATTACCGAAGAAGTCAAAGCTAAGCTTGCCAGCCTATCCGACAGCAAGGGCAATTCAGGCTATCGCGCCAGCACAAAAGACATTGAAGCGGGTGTACGTGCCGAACTCGCGCGTCAAAAGAAGGAAGCCGAGCTAACTGCTAAGTACATGCAGAATCAGGAGTTGCGCAATACAATTGATGCAAACAACAATGCGGCTATCGAAGAAGCGGGCATGCAGTTGGCCGCCACACTCGAAAAGATTGCACAGGAAGAAGCCGATGTAGCGCGCGCCATCGAAAACTGGACTTATAAAAATGTCGGGGCTGGCAGCTTGTCCAAGGACCCGGACATGGCCAAATGGTTCAAGAGTCAAGGGGTAGGAATAAAGAAGGATAAAGAAGTCGACCTTAGATTAAAGAACCTCCCGGGATTAATTGTAGGCACGGTCACAACCGCCCTAGGTGAAGTTGGCTCAATAATTAATTCGGCCATACAAGGTATGCAGACAGCAGGACCTTGGGGTGCCCTGATTGCGGTCATCATGGAGCTTGTTTCCAGAATGGACAGCTTCAATGCGCTGATTGACACAGCCATGGATACTCTAGGTAGTGCAGTGGCGCTTATTGAGGTTGTATTTAAGCCAATCTTCGAAGTTCTGAAGGCATTCACCGGGTGGGTCGATAACATTCAAACCGATATCCTGAAGAGCGCTGACCCAGAGGCATATTCAAAGTTAATGCGCAGTCGCCAAGACAAAGCCCTTGAAGAGAACACGAAGGCCACGAAAGAGAACAGCGGTATTTTACGTGGCTCAATTAACATGCCTAGTGGCAGATGGTCACAGCCAACAGCCTTAGGCGGGGCAACGTATTACATTCAGACAGTCCAGGTTACGTCAATGTCTGACATGACACCAAGTCAATGGGAGAATGTCCCGAGATACGGCACTCGCTGGCCAAGGATTAAGCCATAACCATGAGTTATTTAACTATTAATGGAATTACAGTGCCGTGCGCTAGTGTTGAGTCCAGATTTGAGAACCAGGGCTTATATACACGTGCCTATTCTGGTAGACCTGTGCGTCAAGTCCGTAGTTCACTACGCGAATGGGATTTTGAGACAACCATTGTTGCATCATCACTTGTCGAGCCGCTAATCAGCCTTATTCACGGCCAGGGACATACGTTTGATGGCAGTGAAATATATGCGTCAACTGGGCTTGGTTTCTCAAATCATGCAAATGTCAGCGCTGGCAATACCAATGTCCCGGTGAAATTCGGAGATTGGGCTGAGACAACTGGCCCTAGCGTATCTGTTTCAGCAGAATTCCCGAGCACAACCGCGATGTGGTGGCAGCAAGAAGCCGGGTATGTTTGGGTTCACCATGCCTGCACCCGCACAGAGTCCATAAACGGCATAGACGGAACACTTACCAAATACACTTCTGGCTCTGTGACTAGCGCCACACTTAGTATCACAATCACCCCTACACAAGTTGTTACGCTGGAAAACGCTTGCCGATTCGACGATTTAGTAATTCTAAAAGGCATTATGCCAGCCAGCTGGATTGCGACATGGGCTAGCGCCACAACCGGTTTCAGCCCTATGCCAAACCTCTACACTGGTGGGGATTTCGGTGTTTACACGGTATTGGGTGAAGTGACGGGCATAATTCCACAATCCGCATATATCAGTGGCAGCTGGCAGACAGGTGCATCGATAAGATTCACCCTAAGAGAGGTGCGATAATGGCACGTCCAATAACAGACCAGCAAGACATCATCTTAGCCAGGGGTGCATCTGTCTTCTTGAAGGTCGAAGTCTTTGTTCCGGGAAGTGGGGATGGTACTGGCTGGATTGACCTAGGCGACATAGATGGTCATGACTTCATTCGTAGCGCGACATGGTCAGATGACACTGAGTCCCAAGCTGGGCAATTTGAAGTTGTATTAGTCAAAAACGATGGGCATCTTTCTACAGCACCACTCGTAACCAATTCTAAGTTAAACAACTTAACTGGTTCTATGTCCCCTCTTTTGGTGGAGGGCCGACAACTGCGCATTAGCGTATGGTGCAGGCCACAAGGGACCCAGTGCACTAGCTGGGATAGGCTTGTTTCAGCTAACTGGCTGCAAGTCTTCCAAGGTCGAATTGATGTCATTTCGGTTGGCAATGATGACGTTACTCTCAGGGGTCGTGACGGAATAGGTTACCTGCAAGACACCTTCTATGAAGACTCATGGGCAGTGGACATAGGCGGATACCTGGGCAATTCCGGAAGCATGGAATTGGCGATTAGTAATGTCCTTGCAGATGTCGACAGTGGTGCGGAGCTATATGTACCTGTATCGCCAGGATTCACATTAGACCCGTTCCGCGCGCCGAGTGCTAGTGCCTTCCAAATCATAGAAGACATCATTGTGCTAGTCGGGTGGGAATTAAAATACCGTTACGTTGATGCAGGAATGACAGGCACAGTCTATTTGAACGGTAGCGTGGTGGCTTCCCCAACGGCTGGATGGAAGTATGTTCTTCGTGACCCACGCGTCACGGTAGACCCAGATTGGTTGTTTTCGCGCGACTTCTATCAGGAAATTGGACAACACGAGACTGACCTTACACAAGTCAGAAATGCCATCAGCATTGTATTTGAGTACCCAGTATATGAAAGCCGCATTAAGTTCACACCACATGTGGGTCAACCGGCCATTAAGGCGGGAATGGTCCTTGATGCTCAACTTAATGGCTGGAACAGGGCTAGTAACCTGATTGTGTCGTCCGTAGGGGACGGGTATATTGTGGTTTGGGGCTATTCCGGTACTGTCAACACCAATGATGAATTGCGGTACAGCCCGGCCACTCAGGTCAGCCCAGCGGCAACGGCAACGGGGCCAATCAGTGGCGGTCAGCTGCCAGTAAATAACACCGCTATCATCGCACAACTATATTCATCGACAATACCCCTAGTCATGTTCGCCCGGTATTGGGATGGCACCAGGTACGTCAATAGGGCCACTGGCCTGACTGTTACGTCCGTTGGAAGCGGATATGTCAACGTTACGGGCTATTCTGGCAGTGTCAACTCCGGCGATGAAATCTGTTATTGGTCAACCGTCAATCGGCCACCACTAGCATATGCGGCCGCTTCCCTAGAAGTGGTAAAAAGTGGTGGTGCTCCGGGGCGTGTCGATGTGTCCGATTCAGCAAGCATCACTAAATATGGCCGACGCTGGGCACGACATGATGAACCACGTGTCAACAGTGGGGAAGCCGCAACGACACTGGCCAACAACATTTTGGCAGATATCAGCAAAGCATGGCTGACAAAGGACATAACTCTCCCATTCCATCCATATGTGGAGCTTGGGGATTACATTGTTCTGGAAGAAAGCAGAGACTTCGAAACGGCCAGCCAGGAACTATATGTAACCGGTATTGAACACACGTTGTCGGCTGGGGAAGTTCATACAACACTGACACTAGCTGGTGCACCAACTGTTGGCACTGACCGTTGGTTCCGTCGGGAAGTGCCTACTTCAAGGGGCTATACAACCACCGAACCACCTTCCCCACCACGTGTTGATATCACACCTAGCCCGGGTGGTGGAACAATTACAATAACTCCAACTGGCCCAGGCTGGAATCCGGGGCGTTACGACATCTTCGTTGATGACCCAAATGACCCAAACTATCCTCCAAGCAAGCCTGACAAGAAGATAATCACCATCACACCCGACCCAGTCGACCCCGACAAGGAGAAGGATACTGGTGGAGTCCCTGCCCCAGTCATAGCAAATATCAGTGGTCTTGTTCCCGGCCTTCAAACGTCGATGCGGGTAGTAGCTGTTTCGTCGGAAGGTGTAGAGGCTGACCCGGTTACCGTCTCGTTCACGCCGTCACGGGCAAAGGTTGGTCTTCTTGACTCAGGCTCGACCCCGTCGCATTTGCCCTTGAATGGCAATTTTGAACACGCATCGGCATCGGGTGGCATTGCAGTGTCACCTCCAGACCATTGGACGATTATCCCCATATTCGGGAGTGACAGCAGCGAAACGAACGCATGGGGTGATGGGGAGTCTGTCTGGTACGGCACCGATGCAGACAAAGGCAACTATCTGCACTTCAGTTCTGGTGATGATGGTTCCCGTGGTGCCATTGAATCAAGCCCTTTCGAGGTTAGGCGCGGGTTGGAATCAATCAATATCTACATTTCAGCACGCAAAAGCGGGTCATCGAACACCGAGAACGAATGTTTGACACTCGAAGTATCTGGTTACTCCAGTATCGGCGGGAGCGCCCTGTTCACCAATCGTAAGTATATTGATGCGAGTGCGGCTGGATTGTGTCCTACTGCCAACACTTGGTACGACCTGCAGTTCCAGCTGGCCGACTTGGGATGGTCTTCCAACCTACCCGACAACTGTAACTTCCTGCAGGTACGCCTGTATCGAGGCATCCCTACTGAAGACAACTTTGGTGGCATCACATGGGATGTTGGTGATGTCTATGTGCAAGAAGCCGGATTCTTCGCAATTGAGGCATGGTCAGTTACTGCTGATGGTGTCCAGGCTGAAACGTTGACAGCTGATACTATTTCTGGCTTCCCGGATATCACACAGACATCATGGTTTGCCGTTACCTTTGAAAACTCCTTCGAGAACTTTGGTTCCGGTTGGGTCGAATGTAAGTACATGAAGGATTCGATGGGTTTCATCCATGTGCGCGGATTGGCCAAGCGTGCCAGTGCAGCCACCAATACCACCATATTCACGTTGCCAGCAGGCTATAGGCCAGCATCAGGCTGCATGTTTGCTTGTGTCGGAAATGGTAGCCATATCAGAATTGACGTTGGCACAGATGGGACTTTTAAGGTTCAGGCGGCTTCTGATGCCAACTGGAACAACTTCATTTCTTTTGATGGCATTACTTTTGACACCAGATAACTCAAACTCATATGACGACTTCAAAATTTGACAAAT